CCAGCTTGTATTAAGCAATTGCCATTCGATTGTATAACCCCCAATGTTGGCAAGCGTTTGGATAATAGCCCAAAAGTCTGCGCCAGCATTTGAGGAGAATGCTCCCTTAACATTCTCCCAGACAAAAAGACCTGGTCTGAGCTGAGCAATGAGGGCAATTGCGTGCGCGATAAGGCTACTTTTAGCTCCTTTAAGCCCCGCTCTTCTTCCAGCAAGTGAGAAATCTTGGCAAGGCGATCCGAATGTGATAATGTCAATGTCTGTAAAGTCTCCTCCGTGAAGAGTGGTAATGTCTCCGATGTATTTGGCATGTGGAAAATTGTATTTATAGTTAGCAATAGCGTGTTTGTCTATTTCTGAAAAATAATGCTCTGTGAATTGGTAACCTGCTCTCTGAAATCCGAGAGAAAAGCCTCCAATGCCGCTGAATAAGTCAATGATTTTCATTTGCTTTTTGTTCTTTTTTCTCTTTATTAATGTCGTCCATGTGTAAATACATTATCTCAGTTAAATCGTTTGCGTATGCACTGAAAGCATTGAGTATCTGTGGGTCTATCTTATTGGCCTTTTCAAACTCTTCCACTACTTCGTTATTCTTCTTCTTGCATTCCATAAATACCTGTTTAAGCCTAAACCTTGGATAGCTTTCATCAATCATGTGAAGTAATTCACTGGTAGCTTTGCAATAGGATAACGCCATAATCATATAATGCGCCATATTTTCCCGCTTAAGAATTGGTTTTACTTGATTTTCTCGGTAATTAGATACAGCTATTTCCATGAGGTGTTGCGCTTCCTTTTCTGTGATTTGTAAGCCCCTCGCTCTTAGTTCTGTTAAAAATTTTGTACTTTTCATTTTAAAATGGACTGTTGTTTTTAGGGTCAATTTTTGGTAAATTATTTTCTTGTTGAATATTCATACTTACGCTTCCTCCTCGTTCAAAAAAGCGCATGTATTGTAGCTGGCAGCCTATTATTATTCCTCCTGTTGTGCCATTGCGAAACTTTGAGATGATAACCTCTACCTCGTTATCGGTTGGCGTGCCGTCCTCCCATTGGGGTATCTGATAATATTCAGGGCGATAGAGGAATAGTACATTGTCAGCATCCTGCTCTATGGCTCCCGATTCTCGAAGGTCTGAAAGCATGGGTCGTTTGTCACCTCGTGTCTCTACTCCGCGGGATAGTTGGGATAGGGCAATGATGGGTATATCTAACTCCTTAGCCAACCCCTTGAGGGTACGGGATATTTCGCTTATCTCTTGGTCTCGTGTACGCCCTCTCTGGGAGTTACTGATGAGCTGGAGATAGTCTATGTAAATTATCTTTACCCCCTTTTCTCTCACCCACTTTTTCGCTTTGATTTTAAGTGATAACAGAGTGAGAAAAGGTTCATCATCAATATACAAGGGCAGTTTATTGAAAGAAGGGCGGAGACTTACAGCTACATCCATCTCACTCTGTGAGAGTGTACCAATAGCTAACTTATTGCTATCTATCCCCGCATAATTAGCAAACAATCTCGCTGTAAGTTGTCGTGCGCTCATTTCGAGGGAGAATATCCCTACGGGGTAGCCTAATCGTGCCTGATGAAGCGCATCACTTAGAGCGTATGCTGTCTTTCCCATGGCAGGGCGCCCTGCTATGATTACAAGGTCGCTTGGTTGGTATCCGTTGAGCTTGAGGTTAATATCCCTCACAGCGGTAGGTATTCCCGCTCTCTCTGCTTTGGTCTTGAGTACTTCTGTGAGATAATCTCCCAACGCTTTTGGTTGCTTAATTGATAGCCAATCGGAAATCTTGTCAAGCTCTTTGTAAGAGCCATCAAGCAACTCAAATATATCCGTATCCTCCTCATACGACTGCTCAGCAAGGTTATATCCTACCTCGATACTCTTACGCTTAACGTACATCTGCATAAGAAGTATGGCATGGTTCTGTATATGCGCAGAAGAAGATACTCGCTCTGTGAGCTCCACAAGGTAACCACCTCCTCCCGCTTCTTTGAGCTTGCCTACTCGCTGAAGCTCTGTCTTTATGGTCATTATGTCCACCCCTTGCGAGGACTTGTATAGGGAGAGGATGGCATCATAAACAAGGGCGTTTTTAGGGGTGTAAAAAACATTCGTATCCTTCACCACCTCAACTACCTCAGAAACTCCTCGTTGTTCTATGAGCATGCCTCCAAGTACGATAGCCTCTAATTCAGGGTCATTTGGTATTTTTCTGTTTTGCATTTTTAAGCCTATTTTTTTAATAAACTACTTCGTTTCCGTATTCATCAAAGCGAATGCGTTTTGGAGGCGAATTTTGCGGCTGTGGTTGCGTTATAGAGGGTGATTGGTCTTTTCTTCGCATCTCCCATGTACGTACAGCTGCTTTCCAGTCTTTCATCGGCTCTTTTCCAATCTTCCAACCTTTGGAACTGTAAAAGTCACAGAATTGTTGCCCTAAAATGCCATTCTTGCGCTCATCGCAATAAGCCTGCACTTCTTCAGGGGTTGGTATGGTGAATTTCTTTCGCCCGCCGCCGCTTTGTTCTTTTGGAGCTTGAAGGGTCTCTAAGGGAGATTCTGAATTTTCATTTTCCAAATCAGAAACCGCGACATCGCTTTTTTGTTTCTTTTTTTCTAAAAAAGAAATATCATTATCATTTACATTATCATTATCATTAAGGGGGCAATTGCTTTTTTTGTTTTTTTCAGAAAGCAATTGCTTTTTTTGCTTTTCGTTGTTTTCTTTTAACTCATTGTTTTTCAATGGTCTTCCTCCTCTTTTTCCTGCCTCACTTCTTTTTTCTGAGATTGATATATACTTTTGCGTATCCCTATCAATCGTTTGTTTTATGAATCCGAATGCTACTTTTGCAAGTGGTTTTAGTTCAATCAAGTTATCGTATATGGCATATTCCGCAATAGCCTGATAAACTTCCAACTGAACCTCACTTGGCAAATCCCGAATAACATTCAACCAATCCGCATAAAACAAAAATGTTTCTTTTTTCATAAAGGCTTTTTTTTAATGAACGTGATAATTACTTCTTATGCTAATTTCTCTTGCATGTGGTAGTCTGCTTTAATTAGCAGGAATACCGCTCGTGATTGAGGGCGGAGTACCTTCTCCCAATCCTCATCAGCAAATGCATAATGCAATATAGCCATGGTTACTTTGGATTGTTCTGACTTAGGGAGATGGCTCATAGCTTTATACCAACTCTCTTTGAATGTTAAATCTTTTGTCATGTTTTTTTAGTTTTTATAATCACTTGTCCTAAGCCCTCTCCTTGACATTACACGCCAAGTACAAGCGAGGGCAAGACAAGGAAAAATGAATGAGTATTTAAAATAATTTAGGTTGCAAATTTTCAATACGCCGTTTCCCTTTCTCAAAGTACTCTTCGTCTATCTCAGTAGCAATGCCTTTCATACCCATATTATGCACCGCTTCCATACAACTCATACTTCCTGCAAAGAAGTCGGCTACTACTATTTCATTGAGAGGTTTGTCTTTGGGGATAACCAACGCCAAAAGGCGCTCTAATAGGCGGACGGGTTTTTGAGTGGGGTGTATAGCTTTGTAATGGTCTCTACTATGCTTAATAATTGTTTTTTCATTGAACCCAAACTGTATAGATTGCATTACATTCACACAACGATCACCTGTTTGTTTATCTTGTGTTGCAATCGTATTATATTTAGTGAAAGTGTCACAATTATATCTATCAGTTCTAATAATACTCTTTTCATTAAGTCCGTTTTGTATAGATTGCATTACATTCACACAACGATCTCCTCCTTTTGTTTTATTGGATGCTACAATTTCTTTGTTATTGATTAATTCTTTCTCTCTATCAGTTCTAATAATACTCTTTTCATTAAGTCCGTTTTGAATACCTGCCATTACAGAAGCACACCTGTCTTGTGTTTTAATAACAGAGGAAATAGAAGTACTTATTACGTTGTCTTTGTCTGTAGGCACTTTATTATTTTCCAAAAACTCCAATACAGCATTAAGTGATTTTGTATTTTTAAGAGCCGATTTCATTCTTTTTATATCGGTTACAATACTATCTATATCGTGCCTTTTCATTTCTAAATAAGGAATTTTCACCTTATTAATTACCCCCTCCTTTTTTGTAAGGATAGATATTGTTTCATGTATGCGAGACATTGGCATTAATGGACTTGATACATAACTTTTATCCCAAATAATTTCCTCCTTAAACACAAACCCAAATCCATCTAATATCGTATTCCAACGATAGAATGATGTGCCACGCCCAAACATCACGATAAAGCCTTTTTTAGTAAGTAGTCGCTTACATTCGGCAAAAAACTTGTGCTCGTCAAAAGGGCGTTCCAGCTTTTGGTTTTTGAGGTACAGATAAGGCGGGTCAATGCAAATCACATCAATACTCTCATCGACGAGGGTTGCCATTACCTCTAAGTTATCGGCGTTGTATAATTGTATATTATTCATTTGCTTTTTTTTGATTTTAATTAGAGATTTGATAAAGATTTATGCGCACTCAATCTCCTCTCAAATCGGTTGTTAATTATTTTTATAAGGAATTAATTTATAGTAATTTTCAATGTATATTAACCATTGAGGCTTTCCGGTTTTTTTGTTAAGATAATTCAGAAGCTCTGAATGATATTCATTAAATATGGTTATTAATTCTATATTAGGTATACCACCTCCGGTTATATTCAGTCGTCTCTGCGCTATATGAATATCTTGATTAAGTTTAATGTTATGAGTACTTTCCTCTGTATAACCACCTATATCAAGAACCCAAGCTAATAATTGACAACAACGTGCGTCTGAAAGGACTTTTATTCCCGCCTGTTCTGCGGTATCCGTTATTAATTTATATAATGTTTTCATTTTTTTAATTAATGGTATATTCCGTATTCTTTCCATCCTTCTTGCTGACAATTGATAGGTGTATGAATGTCTGTATACACAAGGTAACGATAGAATGTTGTCCTAGACACCTTTAGTTTCTTCGCTATAACTGTTTTTTCCGTACCCTTAGTGAGTTCCTTTATTATCCATTCGTGCTTCATCGCACATTGGGGATTAAGCCTACAACGGAAACCCTGAGGATGTCCAAGTTTTGCGCCTTCTGCCTTCTTCCTTGCTAAAGCTTCTTTGGTTCGCTGGCTGATAAGGTTACGCTCTATCTCAGCGGATAACCCAAAAGCAAAGGCAAGGACTTTGCTCTGTATATCATCTCCCAAACGGTAGTTATCCTTGATTGTCCAAACACGACACTCTTTTGTCATGCAGATATTTAGTATCTCCATAATCATGAAGAGATTTCTACCCAGACGAGACAATTCGCTACAGATGATTATATCATCCTTTTGTACTTTACGCAACAGTCTCCCAAGTTGCCGCTTGGAGTAGTTCTTTGTACCACTGATAGTTTCCTCTATCCAGTCGTCAATTGAAAGATTATGATTCTTACAAAAATTACTAATCTCAAAGCGCTGATTTTCTACCGTTTGCTTGTCGCTGCTAACTCTAATATATCCGTAAACCATAACTCATTCATTTTATAATTTTGCCCCCGCTCACGGCTCGAACGTGAGAGCTTGCCTATCGGGGTGCCCCATGTCTTAGACATGAGATAGATAATATTCCAATGTTAGGTTTGTTAGTCGTTATCGGCTGCTTGTTCTCCTTTGCCTTTGCTTCTATCTATATAGACATGGCAAAATAGATGGTCAATCACAGCTTCTACTTTCATTATCTTTGCCGATAACAGTGTCATTGTATAAGGTTCAGGATTGTCCTTATCCTGCATATACTTATCAAAGAACGCAATGCATAGAGGTTTGGTTTCCTCGGCATTGATAGCCTTTACTAAGAATTTATTACGAGTTGTGTAGCGCTCATATTTCATCTCCATCTCAGCAATATAACAATTGACCTTTTCATCTTCTCCATTCTCTTTGGCTAAGGTTACTATGTACAAATATTCTTGTTCCTTGAGCGATAACACTTCAAAATATCCTTGGTAGTGCTGTTCTATGTAGTCCGTGAGGATCTGCATAGCTACTTCTACACTATTAGCATATAGGAAGAAGGTTTGTTTCTTTCCCATTACCTTTGCTACAGCTACCCATGTGGCAGCACATCCATTGACTAAGGTTGCTTGTCTTTGTATAGTACTGACTTTTACCTCGGTAATATCTCCACTTTGTAGGAAAAAATTAATCTCCTCTAAGCTGTGATGGTCTAAGAGTGTCCCACGGTCAAAGATTATCTCTTTGCGTTCTATATTGACCAGCTCCCCTGTGCTTTCATCTACGAAGTTCTCAGGCCATTTTCGGTAAAGCGTCTCGGCTAAGTACTTATCCTTCATCTCAGATAGGTTGGAGGTTGTGATGATCTCCTCCTCAAAACGATTAATGGTTTCTTTCATTGCTTATTTTACTTTAAATCTTGCTTATTTACTTTTTTGCATTGGTTTTTAGGCAGTTAGAAATGATTTTTTGCCTTGCTTAATGAGGGGTGAAACTTGCTTAATAATATCTCCCTTGTAAATTATTCACTTGTCTTTCTATTTCATTGAGAGAATTTAAATCATCAGGGGTTGGTAGGTATATACCCGCTTCCTTACTGGCATAGTCTCTAAAGTTATCAATAGCGGTTGTCATTTCTTTTGTGTTTAAATCTGCTGTGCTTCTCCACGCTTCCCTTACCTCTCCAGTCTTGTAATTCACATATTCAGTTAGGAATATTTGCGGATTAACTAACTTCTTAAATATCTCTTGCTTCACATATTCGGGGGTCTCTCCATATTCCAATGCAAACCACGAAAAAAGGAGATGAATGTAATTGTTCTGTGAGTAGGTACGCTTAGGCTTCTTTTCAGTGATTTCAAAGGTCTTTTTCTTGTCAATAAGATATCCTAACCGCTCCTTTGCTCGTTGTATATCAAACTCATTGCTTGCGTTGAAAATCATAGTTTTTTATCTTTGAAAGCAAGGCAGGACTCGAACCTGCTACTATCCCGATTGATACTTGCTTTTTGTTATACTAATTACCTAATATTACGGGCGTTCTGCCATCTGTGATGATTACTTTATTAGAAGTCTTACCTAACATCTCAATATATTGCTGCATTAGGATTTCTCTTGTAAGCCCTACCGATTGGACTTTGTTTGTTTCAGCATCTATCTTTGCCTTTTCTAACAGCATTCTTGAGGTCTCTAACTCGTTTTTTACTCTATTAGCTTCTTGGATAGCCTTATTCCTATCTTCTACTGCTTTCAGCATTGAAGCAGGAGGTTTAAGCCCTGATGTAAGAGTAGTAAGGTCAAAGAATTTTGTTTTAAACTCCTCTTTCAATCTTTTTTGTACTGATAGTTCAAACTTACCTAAGTTGTTCATAAGGCTGTCAGTAGTGTAGTTCCTCGCTTCCTCACGATAGGCATCTGTAACGCGCTTGTTAAGTACATTCGCTTCTACATTGTCAAAGAACGTTTCAGGGTTTTGTATTCGGTAGTTTTTGTAGTTAAACACAATCTCAGCACCTTTGCCACGAATAGGCGTATAAGTGTAGGAAGGATCTACGGTGAATACCCCTGCATCTTTTGCTGTGATTTCTACAACATCAGGGTCACCCGCTTGCTCCCACATGGGTACCTGATACAGCTCACTACCTGGGCCTAACATCCCTTGTGCCCCTGTTACGATTTTAAACGAATTGATACCATTTCGTCCGTACTCTGTCATTAGAACCCCTTCATAGTTAGGTTCAGGTCTGTTACAACCCACTAAGGAGGCTATAACACTGAAAAGAAAAATCATCTTTTTCATCTGATATAAAAATTAAATTAGTTACTAAAAAAATTGTTGTAAGGAAAAAAAATCAGTATAAGAATTTTTACAAGTAACCCTACAATCCATAAATAAGGGAATTCACTCCTGAATAATACCATTATTCCATATGTTAATAACACTAACAGAATAATGAATGCTAATGCTCGTATTGCTATTTTTCTCATCATAATAAAGGTTTTGCGATTTCTAATAGTTCTTTTTGTTCTTCGAGGAATTTGCCTCTGATTTCTCTTGTTTTGAAAGCCATAGGTTTTAGTTTAAACTGAAAATCTATAATAGATAGGTCTTCCCCATACACTTCAATACAATATTTAACAGTAGCCTTTGTCCAATCAGGTTGCCAACCTTCATTGTAATAGTCTCTTAATATGATTAATTTCCTAAGAGCTTCAAATGCATAGAAATAAGTTTCAGATAAAAAGACTTTTTCTTTTTCACCTATCTCTACATAAGCAGGATTATATCTTTTATTATTTTCAATCCATTTTACAGCCTCCTCATACGTTGGTGCAGGAGCTTTTTGCTCAAAGCCTTGTAATGTATAAGGTTTAGTGGAAAGTGTAGGAGTAGATTCTTTTCGGGTGGAAGCGCGTATCCCTTGTTCTGTATATGGGATCTCATAGTCCAGACAATCAAATTGAACAATAACTCTTACACAATCTATTCTCTCTTCTACATCAACTACCTTACCTTCAGAGTCTGGGAATGAGACTGAATCGTAAACCTTCATTCCTTTTCTAAATACTGTTTTCATCGGTACTCTGCGTTTACTTTTCTATCATTTCTATAAACAACCTCTCCATTTTCGGTTACTTCACTGACATGATACGTAAGTCCTTGTACTGTGTCAGGTTCTTCGTCTTCAATGCATTCAAATGGACTTTCTTCAAAAATATCCATCGCTTCTTCGTAGCTGTTAGCTTCTACCATAGCTGTGTAAGTACTTTCTTCCACATGCTCGAATTTAATTACATACTTTTTCATTTTTTCTTTATTTTTAAGTTACTAAAAAGGTAATCCATCATCTTCCTGTTTGTTGAATATTGCAGGGTTCGGCTCTCTTCCATGGTTATCAAACAGCTGCGGCTGTTGTACCTGCTGAGGTGCTCTCTGTGGAGGAGGAGCAGGCGCCGCTTGTGCCACTGGTTGCTGTGGTGCTTGCTGTACTGGCTGCTGATAAGCTACATTAGTAGTCTGTATAACCTCAATTTTCCAACCTTCTATGGTGTTAAAGTATTTAATCTCTCCTTGTGGGCTTGTCCATTCTCGCCCGCGGATATTTACATACACTTTCACTCTTTGTCCCACTTGCAAGCTGTCTAATAAGTCGCAACGCTGCTGTGTAAATTGAATGATGATCGTTTGCGGGTATTGCTCCTCCGTTGTGATTACTAAATCCCTTTTCTCAAAGCCATTTTGTCCTATCATCTGAGAGGGGAATATCTGTTTTATTCGTCCTTGTATTTCCATGTCTTTTAATTTTGTTTTATAATGATACTATCTTTTCGGTAGCTTACTTCAGGAAGGTCTAACAGTTCTCCATTCTCATCTACTGGCAAAAGCCCTTTCTCTCTATTGAGAAATGCAGATTTATATTTATCCTCTATCTCCTTGAGGTTATCAGCTGCTATTTGCCACTCTCTTATCCCTTTAAAGTTAAAGGTACGCCCGCCACTTCTAACCTCGAATTTAGCCCCTTTATAAATACCCTCATTGTATTCTATTTGGGTGCGTATCTGTTCTTCATGCTCCTGCTCAAAGGCTTTTACGGCTTCGATGTACGCTTCACATTCTTTTTTTCGTCCTCTGAAAGCGAGGACAGCTTCCAATATAGGCATTTCGCCGTCCTCTACTCTCTGACACTTAGTTACAAATTCTTCTTGTAATTGCTGAAATAATTCTTTGCTATGTCCCATTTTTATTTGTTCGTTAAAAGTTCATTAATCCTTGCTTCTACCTCATTGCTTACCTTGTAATACTTCTTAACATCATTAACGCTTGTTATTTTACCCTCACTGATACCCTTAGTAACATTAACCCACTCTTTAGTAACATTCTTATCTTTATCTACTATATTGAGCCATGCCAACGCTTTGGGAGGATCTTGGTGTGCGGGAGCACTTGCATTGTTGCCGTCATCATCATCAGCCCCGATACATACCAGCGATTGCAGTCCGTAACGCCTGGCATAGGTAATACCCGATCCCTGCGCTTGGGCATCGTTCTGCCTTGCATATATCACCTCTGTAAGGCTCTCCATAGTCTGCCCACTTTCATGTAAGAGGAGTGTTTTTACATAGTTCTTGCCCTCAATCGTTACTAATGGTTGTAATACTGCTATACCATGTTTGTTAAGCGTGGGTATCACCGCTTCACGTACTGCATTAAGGTCAGCATATTTGTTTTTTAGGAAGGGGTTCGTCGTCCCCTTGACGGCATTTGCCATTTCACTCTGTGCCTTGATAAATGCCTTTGCGATTTCTGTTTGGTACTCATTCATTTTGATATAATTTTGATTGTTATTCTTCATACTGGCTTAGTCTCTCACGAAACTCTGCCGCTATATTCTGCCTTGCTACATCTATATAGTTGATATAGTCATTAATAGGTACTTCACGAGTTACTTGGCTATCAATAGGGAGGGCTAAAAAACCTATCACTCTATCACTATCTGCCCCAAAGCCCCATATATGGTGCTCGTCTATCCTGTCAATTTGCAAAAGCCAATCGCCTATCTCATAGCATTTGCCCTTTTCTACTGCTGTTTTCATTGTTCTTTGCTTTTAGTGGTTACTATTTCAAGTGTATCGCCGTCATATAGTCCGTAACAGTCCTTATTGAACCTTACCTTGACTATCTCAAGCTCTTCGTTATTGACTATCTCTACAATTACCCTTCTTTGCCTTTTTGGTTTGCAGGATCTGTTGTTATAAAGGGATTAACTATTACTTTATCACCTATTTTCATATTACCATGTATAAGAAGTTGCTAAATCGGGGTATATATCAGTTTCTCTAAACTGAAACTCTTTGTTAGCTCGGTTGGTGAGTACCGTTGTTAATACGTTTTCTTGCATTTCGGTAACCTTAACCTCTTGGAAGTTGATGTATATATGCTGTATCTCTACACTGTGGCTACTTGCATTATTGTTGCCCTCGCAATGAGTGGTTACATCGTAATAGATAGCACAATACCAATCATCAGGGTAATCGTCTTCTGTGATAAACTCACAGCTGAAAGACCTGGGATTATCTTCTTGCAAGTCCAACAAGTCGCTGTAATGATAGCGTTGATTGCGTTCTTCGCTGAGCACACGCTCAAACTCGGTATTTGTCATTGTTCTCATCGTAGTACGTATTTAAGTTGATTTTCAGTAAGGAGCTTGTGGAGATGGTCTCTACATTCTTGAGGTATCAAGCAGTCATTATATTGCTCTTTCTGCTCGTAGTTTAGCTCATTGTAACGGCGCTTGTTGTAGCACAAATAGCCGTCAATCACTTGTAGTTGCTGGTCTTGCACTTTTTTTGACTTTTTCTTGCAAGAGAATAATTTTTGTAGTAATTTTGCCATGTTAAAAATTTTGTTTGTTATACACGGCCTCGCAATCTTGCGGGGCTTTTTTTATAGGTCGCTGTTTTGTCTTGCTCTTTCAAATTCAGCGTAAATTTTGCTCGTATAATTTGAAATATCAACGGTTTTTTTTAGTTTTAGTGAAGACTTGCCCCCTTCCACAAGGGCAAGTTCTTCGTTAAGGCTAATAATCTCGCTTGCCAATATTCTAACAGTACCCTCTAAGAATAACTTTAGGTCGGTTACACGCTCTAATTTTCTTTTTAGATGTCCTTTCAGCTCGGTATTATTCATGATTATTCTGATTTTTTAATGTCTTTTTCCGAATACCCATAACTCTCATATAAGGGTATTAGGCTAAAATCCAATAAAGTGTTACTTCTACGCCTTGCCGCCTCTCTGATGGCTGCTTGTGTCTTTTGCATTACATAGGCTATCTGCAGGCTAAATTCATTCGTTGATAATATGTGCTCTGCCAATGGGTCTGCCAAGTCGCCTGTTTTACTTTTACGGTTTGCCCTACTATTTTTTACTTTTTTCATTGCTATTTAATTTATTATTACTATATTTGCATGTGTCAAATGTCACACGCTTTGACGATGCAAAGATACAAAACATTTTGTAAAGTACAATACAATAAGTAAAGTATATTTGTTAATTAGTGTGTTAAAGTTTGTAAGTGATTGGTTTTAAAATAGATGTAATGAAAGAATTTCTAAGAAATAATGGGTTAGGGTTGTTGGCCATCGTAATAAGTGTGGCTACTTGGTTATCTTTTTGGCTAAGATTTAGCCCTTTTACCTGGGATAGCTTTGGGGCTATAACAGCTATAATGGGAATTATAATTACCTTTTTATTAGGAATCCAAATAAGTGCCATTATAGGGGTAAGGAGGTTTGAGAAGAAAATAGAAGAGGAACAAAAGGAAATAAAGGACACTATACAGACAATTGATTATCTTAGAACTCATAGTCTGTTTATAATAAATCATGAATTTTCCATGGTCTATCATGAGATAGGTAGTAGTCTATTTTCCTATATGAAATTTGCATTGCAGACAGTAGAATATGGTGTATCGTGTGGTCAGATAACAACTTGTAACTCTGTCATAAAAGCTATGAATGAGGTTCTTAGTAAAAGCGATGTCGTTTTTACTGAATTTGAAAAAGGACTCTTGTTAAGAATATACTATAGCATAAAAACCCCTGAATTGATAGAGGGGTTAGATATGGATAGGTTTAAACAAATAGGCAAATACCTAATGGAAGCAAGGATTAAGTAAAGCGCTTTGGATTGTCTATTACTTTTTTTAGAAATTCTTCAGCTCTAATGTCTCTACCTATGTCCGCTTTTTCCAGAAGAGCCATTATTTTTAATGCGTTTTTAGTATATTCAGAGGTTTTTCCTTTTACAAAATCCATTCTTTTAAGGGTGTCAATATGACAACCATTACAAACAGTTTTATAAAGCTCAATATCATCTTTGCTGAAGTCCTTTATAAGTTCATATATAATTTCAGCTTGATTTAAACTAAAATTAAGGATCAACCATTTCCTTAGTTCATAATGTCTATTATTCATAACAAACAAATTTTTAAAGCACAAAGGTATGGAAAATAATTTGGATACGCAACAAAATGTAAAGCAACCTATTCCTATCAATGATAGATTTTTAGAAGTGCTTAAACATTACAACTATTCAGGATATAAACTTTCTCAAGAAACCAATATATCCCAGTCTCAAATAACTCATATTAAAGGCTACAGAAATAAAGTTAGCGATGATGTTATGGAAGAGTTGTTGAAAAAATTCCCTGAAATCAGCAAGGACTGGCTCCTCACTGGCAATGGCTCTATGCTTGTTCCACAGATAGAAGAAGTTGTTCCAGATGAGGAAGAGGAAGAAGACGATTTAGTATTGTTTCTAAGAGACGAGCGCAAGGGGTACGATATAACCCTGACTGATATTTATGAAAAAACACGTATCCCTGTAAAAACGCTTAAAGAGGTACAACAAGGTATAACTGAACTATCCACAAAGCAAAGGAATGTTTTATCTAAATACATAGAGGAAGCAAGGGAATACTTTCAAGAAGATGCAATAGGAAATCCTATTGGGAAGCCTACTGGTTACTACTACCCTGAAGTATATGCAAAAGCTGGGTTTGATATTGCTAATTTTAACGATGAAATGCAGCGTGTTCCTGTATATATCCCTAACTTCAGCAAAGATGTTACCTTTATAAATGTATATGGAGATAGTATGTATCCAAAGTACAAATCAGGAGATGTAATAGGGATTAAGCCCGTTGACTTTATATACTTGGTGTTCGGGCATCCTTACGTGGTAGTCTTTGATAATGGAGATGTGAATATTAAGTATGTATGCAAGGGGTCTGATGATGATCATGTGAATTTAGTAAGTGAAAACCCTAAATACGACCCTCGAGAGTATCCTCTTAGAATTATCCGTGCATTTTATGCTGTACAAGGAAGCGTAAAGAAAGAACGAATGTAA